CGCAACATATCGTATATCCTCAAAACCACAGAGCGTGGCCGAAACTGGCGACGACCAGCCAAGACTAGAAACGATTACGCCCGATGGTGTCCGATCGCGGGCCACCGAGATATTGGGTTTCGCTAGAGACGTCATGGGCGTAGAGCTTTACCCGTGGCAAGTGCGCTGCCTTCATGGCATCACAGCTTTAGACGACGACGACAACTTTTTACGCCGGGTGTCGTGCTTGTCGGTTGCGAGACAAAATGGAAAAAGTTTGTTAGGCGCTGCCGCTATTGGGTGGTTTTTAACTATTGAGGCACCACGGCGCGGGGGTAGTTGCGTCGCTATTTCTGTAGCCCACAAACTTGATTTGGCCGTAGCCATGTTTAAGTATTTGGCCCCAATCTTGCAAGAAAAATTTGGCGCAAAGGTTTCGTGGTCATACGGCCGTAACGAACTAGAGCTACACGGGCACCGGTGGATTGTTAGAGCAGCTACGCCACAAGCGGGACACGGCTATAGCGCGTCATTTCTATATATCGACGAAGCGTGGGACATTTCCGAAGATGCAATAGACACCGGGCTACTTCCTACGCAACGTGCCATTACAAACCCCATTTGTTTAATGGTTTCTACAGCTGGTACGCAAAATAGCCACGCCTTACTACGCTGGCGCGGTCAAGGCCTACGGCAGATAGACGCCGGCGAAGTTGGCCCTATGTATTTTGCCGAATGGTCGCCCCCGGGGACGCTTGACCCGATGAGCCCCGAAGCGTGGAAAATGGCTAACCCAAGTTTGGGGTATGGCGGTTTAACTATTGACGTATTACACGCCGAAGCTAAAGCACCTAACCGGTCGGCATTTCTTAGATCATCGGTAAACATTTGGGTAGCCAGTAGCACCGCATGGCTCGAGCCGGGACTATGGGCGTCGTGCGCAACTACCGACCCGATACCTAAAGGCGGCACATTATCCGTAGAAACATCGTTAGACGGTACGCGTTATGTCGGGGTGCGCGCCGTACAAGACGGCAACCGATCGCTAGTTACTGTCGCCTTTGACGTGGACAGCCTCGCGGCAGCGTGGGAACGCATAGCGGAACAAATGCGCGACCCGTCGCTACAACTAACCATTACGCCGCCGTTCGAGATTTCATGCCCTCGGGAATATGACAGCCGCCGCGCCATAGTTGGCTATCGAGAGCTAGGCAGATGGACACAAGGCGTACGCGCTTTAATTGTCGAAGGACGCGTAGCTCACTCGGGCGAAATTTCGCTAATAGAACAAACCGAACGCGCAGTACTTGTACGCCATCAGCAAACCGTAGCCCTATCATCGGCGCGATCTAGTGGCCCTATCGAAATGGCCCGCGCTATGGTGTTCGCTGTTGCAATGGTTTCACGCCCGGCCAATAACGCTAAACCTATTGTCGCGTTCTCTAACGGTTAGCATTACATCGGTTTTGGGGCGCGTCGGGCGCCCCAATTCCACCCCAACGGGTAAACCTTGTGGCATAATGCGCCTATGGCTTTATTTCGACGCGACCCAAAACCCGTTTACGGCATTGCTGAACCGGAAGTAAAAGCCGCTGTAGGTTACGGCTACACACAGCAAGGCAATCAGGGCGCTAGCCAAATTGGGCCGCCGTATTACGCATACGCAGACGACGCAGCCCGCGCCCGTTGTATGTCAGTACCGACTATCTCCCGCGCCCGTGATCTCATTGCGTCGGTCATTGGTTGCCTACCGCTTGAAATGTATACGTTGCAATGGAACGGCGAAGAAATGGAAGAAATACCATTAGCGCCCCGCAGCTGGCTACAACGTCTAGACCCGGACAATACAAACAACTTTACGCTTTCGTGGCTTTTCGACGATTTATTTTTTTTCGGCGTGGGTTACCTACACGTCAAAACTAGGACGGCCGACGGCTACCCCGCGTCGTTTCAACGTCTACCGGCAAACCTTGTAACGACTTTAGATCAGCAAGGTAACGTAAGTTTTGGCCCGTCTAAACAGCTTATGTTTTTGGGTTTACCGCTTGACTACAAAGACGTCGTACAATTCATTAGCCCTATTCAGGCTTTAACAACTGTTGCCCCGCGCGCTATTGACACGGCGCTAAAGCTCGAGCAAGCTGCTAACCGTAACGCGGTAGCCGTGCAGCCTTCCGGCGTTCTTAAACAAACTGGCGGCCAACCGTTAAGTAGCGAAGAACTAGCGCAAATGGCGCAATCGTTTAACGTAGCCCGCATGTCTAACAGCGTGGCAGCAATCTCGGAACACTTGACATACAGCGAAACAAGCGCAACACCGGACAAAATGCTATTAAGCGAAGCCCGCAACTTTCAAGCGCTCGAAATGTCACGTTTAGCCAATATCCCCGGCTTTTTATGCAACTTGTCTATCGGTGGTTACAACTACTCAAACAACGCAGACGCCCGCCAGCAACTTTGGCTATTTGCATGCAAGGCCTACAGCGAGTGCATTTCACAAACCCTGTCAGGCGACAACGTATTACCGCGCGGTACCTATGTACGCCTAAACCCGAAAGCCTATTTAGCAGCCGATTACATGGGCGACTACTCGAGCGAAATGCCCGAAGAAATGCCAACAATGACCGAAACAGTTAGAGTACCTTTGAGCTAATGATTAAATTAACCGCTACCGCAGTAACCGTAGACGCAGCAGCACCGGACGGCACCCGTTCCGGCCAACGCGTAATTATGGGCATCGCCGCCCCGTACGGCGTAACCGCGTCTGTAAGTTCAGGCGAAACCGTTTTATTTGAGCCGGGCAGCCTTTCCGCCCCTGATCGCATGCCACGCGTTTACATGTTCCACGACTCGAGCCAGCCGGTCGGCATCGTTACGCAACTCGATAACTCGAGCCCTAACGAATTGCTATTTAGTGCCCGCATTAGTGCCACGCCTCTCGGGGATACCGCATTAACCCTTTCAGCCGACGGGGTGCTCGATGTCTCCGTAGGTATTTCACCGCAGCAATGGACAACCGACGACGCCGGCGTTATGCGCATCACGGCAGCTGTAATCGACGAGATTTCTTTAGTGCCACAACCGGCATTTAACGCCGCCAAAATAACCGAGGTTTACGCGTCGGCAAGTATCCACCACAACCCCGACGAAATAGACAATAATCAAGAAAACCCACTAGACGAGGAAACCCCCGAAATGGAAAAGACACCCGAAGTAGCAGCCGTAGAAGCAGCAACACCAACCGCGCCAATTTGGGCCGAAGCACCTAAGCGCTTCACAATGCCTAGCGCCGCGCAATACATGGCCGCCTATGCATCTAGCCCGTCAGAATTTGCACAGATTAACGCGCAAATTAAAGCCGCCGCGCCATTTATCGACACCAGTTCAACCCCGGGAATTTTGCCCGAAATCATCACCGGCAGTGTGTACGACGGACTTAACCCGGTGCGCCCTTTCGTTAGTGCAATCGGCACCCGCGCCATGCCTTCCGCAGGCGCTACCTTTCGCCTTCCAAAAATTACGGTACGACCTGTCGCAACGCAGCAAGGCGGCGAAAATACAACGCTTGACCCTTCGACCGTCACCGTGTCAAATACCGACGTTTCTAAACTTACATTCGGTACATACGTCACAATGTCCGAGCAGGATCTCGATTGGACAGATCCCGCATCACTTAATATCGTGCTCGAGCAGCTTGCCATTGCATACGGACAAGCAACCGATAACTACGCCATTGACAACTGCCACGCAGCAATTACACAAACCAGCGCCGTAGCCGACACCGCCGTTGGTGCAGATTGGGTAGCAGCCATTTACGACGGCGCCCGTCAAATTTCGGCATCGTCTAATTATCTGCCTACCCACATGTTTGTAACGCCCGCCAGTTGGGCCGCGCTTTCGTCATCGGTGGACGACTCAAACCGTCCGGTATTTCCATACACGGGCGCGCCAAACCTTATGGGACAAAACGCAGCAGGCAACGCAGCGGCTAATACATGGAACGGCAACCCGCTCGGTCTTGTACTTGTCGTAGATAAAAACGCACCCGGCTCGTTTATGGGACATGCAGCGGGCCCCGCAGCTGGTTACCACTACTTCGAGCAGCCAAAGGGCGCGATTTCGATTGACGTACCATCATCTTTGAGCCGTACTATTGCCTTCCGAGGTTATGCAGCTGGCTCAATGCGCGACGCTACAAAATTCGTTAAATTCGTCTAGCCCGAAAGGCGGTTAGCCGCCAATGGCTATTTACACGGTCACATTCAAGACGCTAATAAATAATTACGCGTCTTTACAGTTACTTGAACAACACGACATAGACCCCGGCGATGTAGTCACCGTCGCCGGGGTAAATGCCACTTTTAACGGATCGCGTACCGTGTACGCAACACCCGAATACTTGTTTATCGGCGTCAGCAATGAAGGCGATTTAGAGTACGACTACAACCAACCGGTGCCGTACCAAATTATTTACGCACTAACCGCCGACAACGTAGAACGCAGCGCGTCTACCGGCACCGTCACCAATGATCTTGTAGCTTGTACTTGGATTACGGCTACCGATATTGAGGATTGGTTAGGCATTGGAACAGCAACCGCCGGCGATGCCGCATTTCTTACGGTATGCGCTAGCGCGGCTAACGAATTTTGTTTTACTCGCCGCAAAATTGCCGGGTATCAGGATCTACTAGGAACGGTACCCAACGGGGCCGTAAAACTTGGGACAGTACAATACGGCGGCGCGCTATACCGCCAGCGCGGCGGGCTACAAGATATGGCTACTTTTGACGGCTACGGCGTCGCCAGCACCAACGGCCTTAATGGCACGATTAAACAACTATTGGGTATTGACCGCCCAACGCTCGCGTAATGCCCGTAGTCGCCTTTACAGACCTGTTTAACGAGTGCCTAGACGACCTAGCGGCGAAACTTGCCACTATCTCGGGTTTGCAAGTTGTAACCGACCCGCGCAACCTTGTCCCGCCATGCGTTTTTATCGACGCCCCAACATTTCAGGCCTACAACGGCAACATAGTTAAAATGAGCTTCCCGGTGCGGTGCATCACATTAGGCCCCGGCAACCTAGACGCCCAACGCTCGCTAATGAATTTAGCGGCCAAAGTCTTAAACGCTTCTGTAGGTGTCACCGATGGACGCCCAACTATGGCTATTATCGGCGGGGTAGAGCTACCCGCCTATGATCTAAATATAAACATTCAGGCACAGACAAGTTAGGCACAAAATGTACGTAATTCTTTCAGAACGCATAGGCACCGTAGGCGCAAAATACACGCCAGCACCCGGCGTAAACATCGACGCGCTAATTGCTTACGGCTTTATTGGTTTAAGTTCCACCACTAAAGCCCCCAAATCTGCTAAAACAGAGACAGACACCGACACAGAAACCGATACAAAGGATTAACCCCTATGGCTACCAGCACACTTTTAAGCAACCCACACGTACTAATTAACTCGGTAAATATGTCCGACCAATGCACCGCAGCTAATTTTTCTATCGACTACGCGCAGCTCACCGCTACAGCTTTTGGCGATGTCGATAACAAATATGTAAAAGGCCTCGGAGATCATTCGGTTACGCTGTCGTTTTACGGATCGTTTGCAGCTACCGAAACATGGGCAACGCTTAACGGCCTTGTAGGCACGACGACTACTATTATTGTTTCACCCGAGGCACCAGCAACACCGGGCACCTATTCGGCTACTAACCCGGGCATGACCTTAACCGGTACATTTCTTGCGTCGTTGCCGGTCAATTTTGCGCTAGGCGAGCTAAACACTATGGACGTAGTTTTTACTGGCGGCGTCTACACGCTCGACGTATCCTGATCTAAACACCTACACAAAGGCCCGACATGAATATAACAATTCGAGTAACCCGCAACGACGGCGTATACGAAGTAGCCACGAACCTAATGGTTGTAGTGCTATGGGAACGCAAATACAAATTGCGCGCCAGCGATCTAGCAAACGGCGTAGCAATGGAACACTTAGCGTACATGGCGTACGAAGCTAGTAAAATGGCTAATATCGTTGTACCGGTTTCATTCGACCAATTTATTAAAGAGTGCGCCGCGCTG